ATACCAAAGTTAGAACAGTTCTTTCGTAATTATGAAGATATGAAAGGACAGTTATTATATAGACGGTACGAACTATTATATCAGCCTCAAGATACAAATACTGGTGGAGGCAAAAGTAACTTGCCATCAAGTCCAGTAGAGAATGAAGTTACTAAGTTACACAGTGACTTGAAGTATAATAACTTACAAGCAATTATACAAGCTATTGAAGATGTATATAATAATGCTACACAGGAACAAAAGCTTATAGTTGATTATAGATATTGGGAAAAAGACTTAACAGTATATGAATGGCCAGACATTGCACATGAGTTAACAAAGGCAAGAAAAGATAACAAAGTAATCAGTAGAGATGCTACACTTCGTATGCGTAATCAACTGATGAGAGAGACAGCTAAAAGAATTGGTTGGGTGAGTTTTGACTAAAGCGCACTTTCGACATACTGGAAGTGCGTGGTGTCAATAAGATAAAGTAGTAGTATAAGAAAAATGGTTAGCAACTTTAACGATGAATTTTTTGCTCAGTAGGTATGTAAACTTAATACTATATTATATTAGACACGTTACTTTTGTAGCGTGTCTTTTTGTATGCACTTTATGGACCTACATAATAAGGATACACGTATTAAAGGACATCGCTTATTAAGGTAAGCGTTAAAGGTCATGCAACTTTATGGTCAACTTTAGTGTATGACAGATAGAGCAATGAACATTCATTTACCTTGAAAGGTTTCGTTAGTTTAAAAGTTTAATTGAAACATCAAACAATAAATGAAAGTAAAGTTTGTTTGTTGTTTTAATAATTTAATATTAAAAGAATTGTTTTGTCGATAATAAACTTTATTAGATTAATTTGCATTAGAATGATGAAACAAATTCTAAAGCGAAAGACAAAATGATTTGAGATTAAAAATTTTATTTTGTTTTGTCTTTTGTTTTTTATATTTGTAATTGAAATTCAATTCATTGAAAGAAGTTGAAAAGAAAATTTGTTTAAAGAACCAAAAGTTAGATTAGGAAACAGAACTTATAGTCAAAGCGAGCTACAAGACTATAGGAAAGCCAATACACAAAGGTATAACCAAGAGGTTAGGCATAATAAGCGCAATAAAGAGTATACATCGTTTTACAACAGTTCGCAGTGGCGTAAGTTACGTAAACAAGTATTGTTACGTGATAATCACTTGTGTCAACACTGTTTGAATAAAGGCATAGTGAATGATAAAGATTTGATTGTTCACCATAAGGTAGAGCTAAAAGAGGACTGGGGTAAAAGACTGGATATGGATAATTTAGAGGTAGTCTGTATCGGGTGTCACAATAAAATTCACAAAAAATAATTTTTATAATATATGTTCTTATAAAATTAACGGGGCGTTCTAAAACCCCTGTGGCTCTAAGGTTCGAGTTAAACGAGCCGGCCTTTTTTTCACCCAAACTCCCAAAACTTAGTGTTGTAATATTACAAAAGGAGGTGGTTAGATGGCTAGACCACGTAAATTGAACCTACAAAAGCAAGGACACCGCACTAAAGAAGAATTGCAAGAAGCAGAAAACGTTGAAAATGGGCTTTATGAGTTCGATCAGATTAATGCAGAAAATTTACCAGAAGATTTAACCGAAGGTGCTGCTAAAGAATGGGGGCGTGTTGTTCCTCTTTTACAACAACTACCAATTGCAGAATTAGACTATGGTTTGATAAAAAAATATTGTCAATTAGTTGATATTAGCGATGAAGCATATCAAGAAATGCAACAAGTTGGTACGTATCAACCAGATAACCATCGTAAAACAGGACCATATGTCACATTCATGGATACTACAAGAGAAATTATAAGCATATGTGGCAAATTGGGTATGACAATTGATAGTCGTATGCGTTTAGTTGTACCGGTTGAAAAGGATAAAGCAAAATCGGTTTACGATGAATTTGGTGTTGATGAAGATGACTAACGTTAAAATACCTAAAGCGTATGAAAAGCTTCTAAATATACCCAATGATTTAAGAGATGATGCATACAAATACTGTGTCATGGTTCTATCCGGTGCATACATTACATGTAAGGATACTAGACTTGCCTGTATTCGTCATTTAAAAGATATACACAAGTCAATAGATAATTCTGAATGGAATTATATCTATAAACCTAAACGTGCCAAAAAGGTTATTAAATTCATGGAAACACTACCTGATACAAAAGGTAAGATACACAAATTGACATTGTTTCAAAAGTTCATTGTCGCAAATGTCAGAGGTTGGTTCACGAAAGACAGAGATATGCTGAGATTTAGAAAAGCTTTTATCTCAATGTCAAGAAAAGGAGGTAAGTCACTTTTAGTAAGTGGACTTGTACTTTATTCTTTTTTATTCGATAGGGAACCAGCAGAAGGCAGACAGATATTTTGCGCAGCTAATGACAAGAAACAAGCAAGCGTAGTATTCAACATGGTAACTAAACAACTTATGCATTTAGTATCAAAAGTACCAGAATTAAAGAAAGACGTTAAAAAAGTACGCGAGTTGCTTAATAACTTGCGTGATGACTCTTTTGTTATGCCATTGTCACGTGATACAAGTGCAGTCGATGGTTTCGAACCGTTCCTAGCAGTTATTGATGAATACCATGCAGCTAAGACAGACGAAATGGTCGAATTAATCCAATCAGGTCAAGGTAACTTATATCAATCACTCATCTTTATTATCAGTACCGCAGGTTTTAACTTAAATTCACCGATGTTTGTAAATGAATGGCCTTATGCTAAAGATATTTTAGCTGAAATTTATGATGATCCAGAATACTTTGCGATTATCTATGAACAAGACTCGGAAGATGAATGGCAAGATAAAACAACATGGGCCAAGTCCAATCCATTAATCAATGAATCAGACGACTTAAAAGAACAAATTGAAGAGTATTTGGAAAAACGCGTAGCAGAGGCTAATAAAAAAGGATCTATGTTCAAGGTACTTGTTAAAAACTTCAATTATTGGTTACAAGCAAGTACAGAATCTTACTTAGATTTCAATGATTGGAAAAAGAACGAAACAGATTTTGATATACATGGGTCTAAAACTTATATCGGCCTAGACTTATCACGTGCTGATGACTTAACCGCAGTGTCGTTCGTTCATCTTAATGAAGATAATCAAGAGTATTATGTAACCAGTCATTCGTTTGTTGCTACTAAAGGCGGATTAGACGGAAAGATTGATAGAGACTTTATCGATTACAGACAACTTGCAGAAAATGGTTATTGTACGATTACTGATTTGCAAAGTGGAATTATCAATACTGACCAAGTTTTAAATTACATTGAGAATTATATCGACCAATATAAATTAGATGTACAAGCACTATGCTATGATCCTTACTCAATACATGGTGTTATTGCAGAAATTGAGCGTAGAGATTGGCCTTATGATTTAGTAGAAATCAGACAAGGACCACAAACGTTATCTAATCCGATACTAGATTTTAGATTGAAAGTAATTAATGGCGACATTAAACATCATAAAAATCCGTTACTAGATATTGCGATAAAAAATGCAGTAGCTAAAGATACTAATGACTCATTGATGATTGAAAAGAAAATGAATAGAGAAAAGATAGATCCGCTCATGTCGACTATATTCGCTTATGTGATGGCTTGTGAACATGAATGGGATAGTGAAACTTTAATGCCATTGTTCTTATAGGAGGTGTGATGATGAAAAAATTCTTATACGCACTTGTAGTAATACTATTATTCGTTGTGGGCTTAATAGGTCTATTCTATGGCTTATTTATACTTTGGAAGCCGTTAGCTTATATTATTGGTGGCTTGCTGCTCATAGGTCTCTCAGGCGTTTTAAATCAAGCGTACGACAATACCTCGATAAGTCAGAAAGGGGGTGACAGTTAAAGATGCCATTACTTGATTTAGGATTTACAAGCAAACAAGAAAAGATGAACAGAGATTTAGAACGATTATTGTATTGGCAAGAACATGGCACACATGCAAGCTATGTTGGTATAAACGCGCTA